TTAATCCTTCTTATTTTTCTTCTCGTTATCGTTTGATTGTTGGGCAATCCATCCGATAGATACAACGTAGAAGATAATTTGAAGGATTTTTATCATGTTGTCTAGCATATCCTCACCTCCTTATATATTTATTATATACTCTCTATAAACAATTGTCTATAGTTTGTATGAAATAATTCCCTCTGTTTCAATTTTTTTAATTCATTATTTCTTCGCAAAATAAAACTATGGATAAACATCCTTCATTCCATTAAAATGAAATCATCGTCTAAATTTAGGGGGATATTATGGGTATATTTCTAAGTTTTATAGGGGTTTTTTTGTTTATTGGGTTTATAGCAGGCTTGGTTTTATTTTTCATCAAACGAACAAGAAAACTTGGTAAGTTAACAGCCCCACTTTGTTTTGTGGCATCTATATTCTTTTTCTATTTGGGAGGACAGTTTTCAGATACAAGTTCTAGAAATAGAGACACAGGAACAGAATTAGGTGATAATACGAACATTACATCTTTAGATGAAGAAAAAAATGAAATTTCTTCTAAAGACAAGGAAGTATCTGTGTCAGATGATGATTCTACTGTAGTTCATGAATTAAATTGGTCAGAAAAGCAAAATGATACAACGTTTAAAATCGATCGTATTGGAATCGTTAAAGACGAAATGGAATCCGGTGCTGAGGGAACTATAGCTGTTCACTTTGTCATTGACAATGGAAGCAAAAAAGATATCTCAACTTTCCCGAACCAAGGTACCCTCCTTACCAATACTAAAGAACAGATAGATGCCAGTTTATCACTCAGTGAAGATATTGGTGGAGAAATTATGTCTGGAGCAAAAAAAGAAGGGTATGTGCTTTATCCAATAAAAAAATTGAAGGATCCCAATGAAATCAAATCAGTCAGAATAAAATGGGATTTTTGGCCGGATAAAGATGTGACTACAAATGTAAAGGATTTTGATATTAATTTAACTTGGTGAGGAATCGTAATGTAATCAGTTATAATGGTCATCATACATAAGAATAAAGTTGAATTATTAAGAAGCCCCTTTCAAAATGAAAGAGGCTTCTTTTTATTCGTTTAACAAGGCAAACCATGCTTTCTGATAAACTTTTTGGCCAAACCCTTTAAATATAGACTTCGCGCTCTTAGACAAACGCTTTCTTGTTTTTTCTTCAGACATGATTTTTATTACCCTGTCTGCCAATTCATTTTGGGTTTTAACAAGATAACCATTTTTCTCGTTCTGTATCATATCTTTAGGGCCGTATTTAATATCATATGATGTTACTGGTGTACCTGCGGCTAAGCTTTCAAGAATGGTTAGTCCAAATCCTTCAGATTTTGAAGTGAGTATGGAACAAGCTGCTTTTTGATAAACCTCAATTTTGTTGTCTGTAAATCCTTTTAATTCAATATTTTTCGTTAAGTTTAATTTTTCAATTAGTTCTTGAAAGTATGTTTCATGCTCACCCGCGCCATAAATTTCGTATTTCGCATCTGGAATAACATCAACTACTTTTTTGAATGCCTTTATAGCTTCCTCTAGACCCTTCTCTTTATGATAGCGGGACAAAGTTACCGCTAGGTGCGGATTAACCTTAGAATTATCCTTCTCAGTGTCAGGTTTACTTATTCCATGTGGAATAACGCGATAATTCAATCGCTCTCCAAACTCGTTTAAAAAGTCATTTTTTTGTTCCTCAGTCAAAAACACAATCTGATCAAATTTATCAGGGTTCTTGAATAAAGCATTATATTGTTGACTTAATTCAAATTCACCCTTCTCATTTAAATCGTAATGATTAGTGTGCAACACAACAACTTTTCTCACATCAGATAATCTTTTATCCAATAATAAACTGAAATTTTTAGGGTTGTCAGACATGATGATTGGTGATTCAATCTCTTTTGTTCGATTAGCTATCCAATATGCCGCCAGGTCTTCTAGGTTCTTAAATTCTAAAGGCTCGGGATAGAAAAGATTGCAGCGGAATATCTCTTCATCTTTAGGCTTTAACCATGTTGTGAGATAACATTTCCCATCCTTTCCGAAATAACGGTCTAACTTTGGTTTGTTGCTGAACAAATCCATTTGGCGTTCACGTACTAAATAACCATCCTCGTTATATTCTTCTCTGCGAAGCCTGTGTCTAGCTTCATTCATATAATCAATATATGCAAGCCGTCCATTGTTATCGAACTTTTTATACTTTACATACAGACCATCTTTGAAGTAACGAAAAGCATTGTTTGCTTTAAAAACGATGAAGCCTTCTTCTTCTTTATTCGGATTCCCTTTTATACGATGATCTTCTTTACTGTTCTTAGAAGGATCTAGATCATTGAATAAATTATAAACCTTCACTCTTTCATCCAGTTCATTGGTATTATAAAGATTTTGAATGATACTTCTATGATTCTTTTGAAAAAGAATGGTTAGAAATTGAGTTTCTTTATACTCTGAAACGAGTGTATTCGCTCTATGTATTGTTGCTTTGGTCATACCGCCTCTTTTTGTATTTAAGGAATTAAACAAAAAAACCGGACTAACGAGAGACATATTTTATCCCCTTTTCATATTTTTTCACTAGATTATATTACTATAAATGAAATTTCAATGAAATAGTCATATAAAAAGAGAATAATTACAGAAAAACCCTCCTTGTATTAAGAAGGGGTCTTTAATCGATCAAAACTTAAGTCTGGTTTATGACCTATAAATATCGTCAGAAATTAAGCCAATCCTAATCTAAAATTCTTACTGCATGTTCTGTCTTTAGTAATGAAGGGCCATCAGCAAGGTACTGAGTTATTTTTTGTGTAATCAAACAAGACCTCCGAAAGTTCTTAACTTTCACTATTTTTAGAGTTATGTTAGAATAAAATAGGAACATACGTTCTATATTTGTTGAGATTAGTTACTGTATTGTGGAGGATTGATGGTTTGAAAACAATTTTACTATCTGATGGACGAGCCTTAAAATTAACGTTTGAAGAAACGAGAAAACATTTTCTGCCGATGATAAAAAAAACAATAAAACAAACTAATAATAAATTTATTTTTAACTTTATTGATGAGGAAGATTTTTCTCAAGAGTTAGAAATTGAACTTTGGAGAGCATATGAAGGTTATGATTTCAATTACGGAACGTGTTTCTCAACATATCTACATTACAAATTGAAAAAGGGAGTACGTAATGTAACATACTCTAGATACACTTTAAAAAATAAAAATAACGGGATTTTATCTATAGACACCTTAGTAAATAACAAAGACCTTAAACTAATTGACATATTGCCAACAATTGATTATTCACTGAGCAATCTTGAATCAAATGAACTTGTTAGAATTCTTCTAGAGAATACACCTCCACAAGATAGAGATGCACTTCAAGTAATACTTGACAGAGAGACTTTTTCTGTTTCAGAATATGCAGCAAAACACCAAATTTCTCGTCAAGCCGCTAACCAAAGAATTATTAAACTTCGAAAACACCTTCAAAATGTAATTTCTGAAAAATATCTCCTTACAAACGATTGAGCTAACTATTTGCAATCCAAAGATCATTAATTATTTAATGATCTTTTATTTTTCTCTTTCTTTTCATCGTTTTCCTTAGTCTATTCCAAATTCTCTAAGCTATAAGATACATAATCAATACACGGAATTCTAATTTTACATTTACATTTTTAAATTACGGGATAGAATAGTAGCACTCAAGAAACTAAATAAGGAGAGGAGCTTTTTTATGACTATTTGTATTAACAAAAAAGGGTCAAGCGTTCCGGTCTACTCAAATTACGGATTAACTACATGGGGATCTAAAGTCGGAACAGTTAATTCTAATGAATTATTTGTTTTTTATGGGACGTTTACAGAAGCAAATGGTGCAGTTTCAATCGGTTTTTATTCACCTTCAGGTTGGCGACAAGGATACGTCAAACCAAGTGCTGCCACTAGTTCATTTTTGACAAACGCTTATAAAGCGAAATACGGAACATCTGCTCATGGAGGAATCGCATTTAAAGTCCTTCATCGCCAATCTCGTATTTTTTCTGGCACAAACGTTATTACTACAGTAAAACCAGGCGGTAAGATTATCACTGATGGTTATTCATCTTCTGGTTCATCTTATCCATACCGATTAAGTATTAAAGGATACATTCATGCTGGAAGCACCAAATACCATAAAGTAACTAATGGCTGGTGTGACACTGATTTAGAAATCGGGAAATCAATGTACAATACAGTTACAATCGACGGTAAGTGGGTATGAAAAAGAAAAAGCTAATACACTAATCAATATAAAAAGAGGCATAAAAATTCTAACTTATGCCTCTTTTTTATATCTTAATCTAATTTAGATCCTCTGCTAATCTCATTATCCCCTCGTTTTATATTTATATTGGCCTCTAAACAGTTGGATGTTCATAATAATCACTACATATAACCTCCCAAAAATTCTTTCTGCTACTTCAATAATGCTTCAAGTTTCGCCTTTGTATCTGGTCCGTAAATGCCGTCTTGACGAAGCCCATACATTGACTGGAAACGTTTCACTGCATTTGCCGTCTTCGGTCCATATGCACCATCAATACCAAAATTTTTTGCGTTTTTATCTGGATAATAATGAAGAGTCGCTAACGCAGTCTGGATCTGTTTTACAGATTCCCCTCGGGTTAACGGGTTTGTGACTTTAAAAATACCCGCAGGCAGGCTGAATTTTGATTTTTGAGTGGTTTTAGGCTTTGAGGCTTTTACCTTCTTTTTGCCGCCGCTTTTCAGCTCGTTATCGCTTTTGATATAGGAGACATTCACATATCCGTGGAATGTCTGGCCTTTAGAATTGGTGTATTCAACATATCCCCATCCGTTGACAGTTGATCCAAGCTGATATTTTACAACCGTGCCATTCGGCAGGTTAAGCACCATGGAAGAAGAGGCGCTCCGTTGTGTCCGTAAAACAAGGCCATCGCTTGAAACCACCGTGTTTTTGATGAAACGGCCTTTATTCGAATCGGTGTTGGTTTTTGATTTGTTGTTAGTTGGTTTGTTAATTACTACCCCACCTAATCGCGCTTTTACTCCATTCTTGAAATCAGTAAACCCTTGTGATCTGCTAACCCATGGGGCCGGACAGATTTTGTGTGTAATGTCATAGTGCCGCACGATGTCATTGATCGGATTAAGTTTATACATTTTGCACAGCTCGGCACAAACTTGTTCTGCACGGGCAATGGTATCTGGATGGAAAGTGCCGTTCTTTTCGATGCAAAGCTCCACGCCTATAGATAAGAAATTCGCATTAGGCTTCAGCGCCGCGACACCCCGGTAAGGCTGCCCGTTGACGAATTGCTGAACGTCATTCGCATGATAGGCCACTTCATTCAACGGAATGATGCAAATAGCCTCTGTGCGATCGACAAAAATATGTGCAGATGCAAACGTCTGTTTTTTCTCAGATAGATTTCTGTTCTGTGCGGGGAGCGTTTGACCAAAGTATCTGTAATGATTCGCAGCAGGCGCGCCGGGGTTTGCCGTGTAATGCACCACCAGTTTCTTCACGCCGTTGTTTTTGATTCCCGGCCGCGTCCATTTGTTAATATCAATATATTGGTTTCTGTATGCTGACATAAAAATCTCTCCTATTCTGTTTTTGAATTCAAAAAAGCAGCCGGATTAACCAGCCGCCTGATCATCTTTTTCTTTTGTCTGATCGTTGTCGCTTTCAATTACGTGAAGCCTGTCGGTGATAACGGCTGGTATCTTAACCCCGATCTGCGCCAAATTCTCCGTGATGGACAGGCCCTCATTTGCGATATAAAAAAGAACGGTTCCAAAGGTCAGGACGCCGTTCAAATTTGTTATCGTATCAATAATGTTGGCGACGATGACCACCATAAAACTGAGCATCTTCCGCACATATCCAAACCATGCACTGCGGCTCCGGAGCTGCTTCATTTTCCATGCTTTTATAATGCCAGTGATAACATCCAAGATGCTGAGGATCAAAAGTAAATCAAGGTATTTCACCTCCCCGAATAGATATGTTCTTGCGATCTGTAAGCTTTCAAAATTCAACATCACTTGTATTCCCTCCATTGTTAATCACCTCCTCCGAGGCAAAATAAAAACACCTCTAGGGTGTTTATTAGCTCCCTGTCCCGCCCACATCCACACTGATTGGCTGTTCTGTAGCGGGATAGGTTAAACCAGTGATTTGTTTATATTGGTCTTCAGTAATTCTGTTCAATTCAACAAAACGGGCGACATTCGCGTTTGTATAATAATTCCGGCCCCAGCCATAAATGGTCTTGATATTTGCAAACCAATCCATTATGCTTTTCCTCCCTCTGCCAACATAAGAAGCAAGTCAGCCAATATTCTTGACTGTTCCTCGGCTGCGCTTTGAGCTTCTGCCAACTGCTTCATAATGACAGCATTCTGTTGTTTTAAAATATCAACAGGCGTTGGCCCCTGAACATTTTTTGCGTGCTCTAATATAGAATTCTTTTCTTCTCGTGTAGCCGATTCTATCCATACCTGTTTGCTAGGATCGAATTTCGCCTTAAAAAATGAAGGTGGTTGAATTAGCGTGCAATTTTCAGGAATAATATAATTTCCTTGCTCATCTACTTCGCTAATAATAGAAGGTCCGATAAAAATAAAATCTTCTCCATACTTGTATGCTTGAATCATGTTGCAGTTCCTCCTGTTTGTAGCGGCACAGATACATCTATATAAAAACCATCTAATCTATTTGAATCAAGTGGCGTTGGATATTTAATCTTTAAGTCACCATCATCGTATACAATCAAATTTGCCGTTCCCCCTGTTCCGCTTAGAGCAACCGAAACGACAGCCCCTCCTATCGGCGTGTACTCAACTGGTATTGACCCAAAAATAATTTCAGCATCTACCCTTACGTGACCTCGTAATAACAACAAAGAACCCGATTTTGCATATATTGGCGTGCGTGTCCCCACGGTAGCACCGTTTTTCAGCGTAATATTTTGCCACACAGGATTTTCAAAATCATTATTTGTAATGAGCCGTTTCCACCCTTTAAAAACGCCGTCAGTATGAACCGTGGTATGCCACAAAGTGTTATCATGGCTACGCCACGCTATGATGGACTTTCTCCCGGAATCGCCTTCGATAACATCATAGTTAAACCATGAGCTATCATTCACAACAGGATTGTTTTTAACTGATGTGCCATTCGCATAATAATAACCTGAACTTAACGCTAGAACGTCTGTCTCATTTACTAATTGTGTTCGTTTTCCGTCATCCTTTGTCAACTTCGTCATCTGGCCGCCATTCCACTTGTCTTTTTCAGTTTTTGTTACGTGAATGTCCGTTTTATCGGCATGAACATCGACTTTTGACTGCGCCCCTTCCACTGACTCAAACTCACGCCATGACGTCCAAGAATCCGAGCCTGAGATTTTATTACGCATAAACTTTCGGCGGCCTGACGACGTTGAGTCGCTGCTGCTATAGGACGTATATTCCTGATATGCATACGTTCCGTAGTTGTGGACGAATAGATACCCGTTATTATTCACGGGCGCATTTAATGCTGTCGTGACACTGCTCATATAGTATAAGCCTGTATCCGTTACAGTATTGAAATCAGCACCGCTTAGATACTTCGCCAGCCCATTATCTTCCGTTAATTTAAAGAGCTGCCCTGCATTCCATTTATCCTTTTCAACTTTTGATGTATGTCTTTCTCCGTTGTTATCGTGTTGTCGAAAAGCATAGTAATCAGCCTGTTTGATATTATCGACTTTATCAAGTCCAACTTGTGCCGCAGTAACCTTGTGCGGATTTGAAGTGTCAGAGGTGTGTTTGTCAAAATCCTCTTTCTTTGCTTGTACGTCATTTGTTACGGCAGATAGCCCTATCTGCGCTTTTGTTACTCCATGTGGGTTACTTTTATCCTTTGAATGCTTATCAAGATTCGCCTGAACAGCGTCAGCCTTTTCTTGCGAGCCCTTTTTCGTTTCAACAGCTTCGAGATCGGCAAATTTCTCCCGTAATTCCCCAACGGTTTGACTGATTTCTTTAACGGTTTGGGTTACCCCGTCTCTCAGCGTTTCAAAGTCGTCAATGTAGTAGTCAGCTGTCGGAACGATGTTCTGATCTTCTAACGTTTTAGCGATAGAAAAGGTGAAAAATGAAGTTACCAGGGATTGTCCGTTTGTATAATATAGTTTGATTTCAGCCTTAACAGTTCCGTAATGCGTCAGTTCCTCATCAGACAAAATGTATTCAGCCGTACCATTGACTTTGTCTATAAGCGTAAGACTCTTTTTATAAAATGATCCGTCAGCATATAGCAGAACGATTTTTGCATCCAATGCTGACAAAGGCAACGGTACGCCATCCTTCACAAAAGAAAAGGACAGCTTGGCGCTGCCCGTATCTTGCGTCATAAATTGTATGTTTGTGGTTCGGCCGTTTGACCGTCCGGCATTAATATCGAATGACACGCTCCCCGTTTTATACATCTTTGATTCCTCCCTTAATGCTGCGGCGTAACTAGCATCTGCGCTACCCCGTAACCTTTTTTCACATCGAACGGAATTTTGATTTTCATAACAGTTCCGTATCCGGCGCTTTCCGCCTTTGTTGCAACACCATGGATGGCAGAAACACTATCGCCGACTGTTACCGTTTCGTCAATCCTAACGAAGACTTGACCGATCAAACCGATTACATGCCACTCGTCCCTTTCCTCTCTTGGTTTGTATTCCGCTTCAGGCTTATAATTCGGATTTTCAACAGGGATCTTAAGAATTTCATTTCCATCATTCACCTCACGATAAACCAGTCCGCCAAATTCATCGCGGAGATAACGATCATTCCAATAAAACGATGCTCCACCGAGCACAACGCCGGCTGTCTTTGAAACAACGCCAAGAATCTTGTCCCCTACATGAGCTTTACGAATCTTATCGCCTTCTAACGCAACAAGATAAGATGCCTCAATCTTTGAGCCGTCGGCAGATTCAAAATACTCCGCTAAGTCCTTTAAATTAGACACACTTTCAATAGCGCCTGTAGCTCGAACAGTCCCATTTTTAGCATTAAGTTCAATCTTTTTATTCGCTTCTGATGCGCTGCCATCACCGTGCCCCATCGCAAGGGAATAAGATTTACTATTCTTTGTAGCCTTTGAAAACATAACACCCGAAGAAGCTCCGTCTCCGGTCGTATGCGAATCGTACGAAAACATTACACCATTTCGTGATCCTTCTGTAGATGCTCCACCTGCGTTACCAGCAATCAGATTTCGTTCACCCTTTGCAATTGTTGATCCGGTATTTGCAATGATAGCACTGTAATTCGTAAGTGGTTGCCCGGAAGATGTTGCTGCGCGGAAACCACCTTTAACGTTATTAGGAACGACAGAGTGCTTTTGGTCACCTAATACTGCCGCGTTTCTATAGCCATAAGCCCTTACTGCAAGGATGTTCGTTTGAGTATTCGGCGACGTAATGCCCGCTATACCATTCGAGCCGTGCAGTAAACCATTAACTAAATTTACATTGTATACGCCGCCTCCTATTCCGATCCCGTTAGGTGCTGATTCATGGCTTGCAAAATCGGAAATGAAGACATCATCTGTTCGTTGATCGCCGCCAACAATCCGAATGTCATATTCAGCAGTTTTAAATCCAGTTACTTGAAGATTGGTAACGTTTATCTTTCGACTTTTATATTGAAATGCAATAACTGAATCTCCTTTATAGTCGTATGTCGGATCCCCAATCGCTGTAAAACCAATGATTTTCACTCTCTGATATGCCGAAACAACTAGCGCCTTTGGAGCTAGTCCTTCATAAAGCGAATTGAACCTTGGTTCTCTTGACGTGCAGTCTACTAACGTCACATCACGTGCAGTCTCACTCCACGGATCCGTCGCTAAATGATGCCCAATGTGTCGCAAATCAAATGATCGGACGTCCCGAAAGGATTCATGACCTCGAATATGGACGTTACAAGGTGCCGGCCATTCTGCATGGGCCTTAACTTCTACCCCGCGGACGTTACCTTCAGTATAGTTATCAATCACCCAGACATGCTTAGAACCATCATCTACTTCAATACCGTTTGAATTGGCACCACCTTTACGATGTGCCTTCCCGGTAGGGTTTGTCATAACATTATGTGTAATGAAAACGTATTCGCTGTAGTGTGTTGTAATGCCATCGTCACCATAACCAGAGCCAACACAGCGGTCAATCCAAATATACTTACTGCCAGTTGCGGTATAATTTTTAGCAGTTATATCATATGTCGGTGCAGTTATATCGAAGCAATGCAACCCCGGATTAATACCCTCAACTTCACGGATGATACCGAACTTGACTTGCGCAAATGTCAAGCAGCTTGAATGTATCCCGCCAGTCGCTCCTACACCGCCTTGACGTTCCGGATTCCAATCAAGAGACATACCTTCAACAACGATATTCCGGTTCCCTAACGTATGATCAGCATTTGTAACAACCCACTCGCTGGCCGGTGTATCTTCATGGAGCTTAAGTGTAGTGACACCCATACCTTGACCAATCATATATGTCCAAGATGGAAGTTTGACTCCTTTAACAACATATGTGCCGGCTGATAGCATGAGGCGAACCTTACCAGTGCCAATTGCCCTTTTAAACGCTTCTGAACTATCGGTTTCTCCGGTTGGATCAGCACCGAAGTCATCTACATTGACGGTTCGTTTAATCTTTTGGAGAAGCTTGTTATACTCTTTATCCAGCCGCTCCTTGAGCAATGGAGTTATATTTCCTTCAGCATCAACCCGCGCATCCACAACTTCTTTTACATTTGTTCCATCAGCATTTAAAATCAGGTTGCGTATCCGGTTATATAGACCATCGATATATGAGCGTAAAGAAAAGCCGCCATGGTCAATTTGCTCCGACGAGTGGGCTTTATTGCTCTTTTTATGGCTGTTTATCTCGTTTTCAAGACTATTCAATCCATTTTCAACGGTCTCAGCATCTGCTTTTTGTTCAGCAATATACCTTGCGTTTCTAGTGGTGTCATAATCCTTGATTAACTTGAATCCCAATGTGTCACTCTCCTTTCAAGACAAAATAAAAAACACTCTTAAAAAGAGCGCTTCTAAATCATCATTCTCAGTTTTTGTACATAACGCTTTTGATCTTTTAATCGCTTTTCTTGCTCCATCCGGATATCCTGAATATCTTTACGGAAATTAGCAAAGTTCAATGTTGGCTTTGCATATGGATTTAAGGGCTTATATTGAATGGAAAGCAGCCGGACATCGTCTTCATAGGTTACGCCATAAACTGTATCAGCCAACACATGAAGTGTGTCTCCTTTCCAAAAATCATCTTGTATGTCAAGAAGCTTTGGCTCATAGATGTATTCATAATCCACTTCGATCTCCATTTTCGGGTAAGGATTCACGTATTTTTTAAGCGCCTCCATCATGCTGGACTCTTTTTTATAGCGCTCGTCGCGCAGTGGCTCAGCCCACCGCGGCATGCCATCAAGCAGGAACTTATTTTCGTCAGGGTGCTTGTAAAGGACCGGCTCAAAGACGTACTCCGTTTTTTTGCTGTCGGTGCTGCTGTTTTCCTTTATTGCTCCGTATCCCCGTGCTCGGGTAGAGCAGCCGTCTGTCGATGTTTTAATTTTAATGCCGGGCATATTATAACGAGAGTCGAGAGTGTGATTGATACGCTTTCCCATCTTTTTATAAACGTATATCTTGTAATTATCCACATCAAGCTCTAAGCCGTAGTCTTCCACAATTTCGCTTATCAGCTCATTCGCGAACTTATCACCAAAATTCTCCTGCTCCACACTTTTAAATTCACTTTCCTTGTCTTTGAAAATGTAAGAGAATTTCGTCCCCTTCAATGTGAAATCAAGCATTTTTCGTACAGTCAGTGTGCCGCTGATCGTCGCTTCTACATAATGGTTATTCAAAACAGCAACGAAAACATGGCTTGCAGAAACTTTCTTGCTGAGTGTTTTTTCCTGATCAACCTCAACCATCGTAATAAAGTATTTTTGATGGTTGAATTTTTTTTCGTCCAAATAAAGGATATTGTCATTTATGAGCAAATCATATTCAATGCCATTATCAGCAGTCCGAGTGATCGTAAACTCAATATCTTTTTTTCCGGTGGTGTCATCTAATAGATCCGGATCGGCTCCAATGACTTCGACCACTTGATTTCCGTCTTGGCTGGAAACATGCAGCTGAGGGAAGTAAACGTCTTTTGGCAAGTTTTGATTCAGCGTAATGTCTTTACCATCATATTCTTTACTTGGTATATCCGGCTCAGGATCTGGTGTGCCTGGATTACTCGGTTCGTCTGGTACTCCTTCTGATGTATCATATTTCGTTAATTTATAGGTGAAAATGAGGCTGTTCAATTTTGTTGCGTAATTTGGGTCGGTAGCATACCCGGCTTTGACGAGAGCCGCAGTTGCTTTCTGATAATCTGTTTCCCCGACGACAGCTTTATAATGGTTTTTGTCCCAGCTAAGGCCATTCAAGTACAGGTTCGCCAGGTCTTGTATAGATTCTTTCCATGAAGGGTACTTCCTGAATTTAGCCGGAACTTGTACATTTTCTCCGTTGATAACTTCCCATGTCTGCATAATGACATATTGGCCGTTGTATTCGCCCTTCATACCGAAAAGATTATGCCCTTTTGTCGCCAATTCACTTGTGCCCCAAGCGCTTTCTAAGCATCCTTGCGCAATGATCAGTGATGCGAGAATACGGTGCTTTTTATATATTTGCTGGGCGTCGCCGGCAATCTCTTTAATAAAATCTGTATTCGCCATATAAACCGCCTGCCTTACAAGTAGTAGAACCGTGTGTCAAATTCTATGACAAAATCATCGGCATTTTGAATTTCAAACTCATTCCAGCCAATTTCGAGATTCGGCAGACGTCCAGATGTTTTTATTGGTTTATTATTGAGCAGCGCGTACTGCTTTAAAAATGATACCTGCTGTGACTTCTTCAACTCCTGTTCAATCGTTAATTTCTCGCCATTAGTATGATTGATTAGCGTTACATTCTTCCCCTTGGCGTTCAATAGGACGTTATACGCGTGATCTAGTGGATTGATTTGGACATCTCCGGAATTAAAGACAGAGAAACGTTTCTGATTCTTAAAATAATAGGCCAGGTTGTCATTCGATTGCAGGTTCATACCGATGTTCCAGTTCTCTCCTGACTGAGCCTGCGCTGTTTTGGTTGAATGTTTGGATTCTGCCATCCCGGTAATATTGGTAAACTCGACCGAAAAAACAGCATGTGTTTTCTCCTTTTCTTTGGCAATGCTGAAATTCCCATCACACATAACAAGGAAACGGCGATTCGGCCATAAGTCAGTAGAAATATAATAGGCAAATGGCTTCACCAATAAAGCATAGAGCTGATGCCTAAGCATATAAAAATTGTTGTGAATTTTTGAATTCATATATACTTCTACAGTGACTTTTCTTGATGAATAGGTCACATCACGTGGATGCTGTGCTGAGATAACACCATGACGCCGCGGGATCGTGATTGTTTCCCGATTGATAGCCGGCGCTTCCGCCAAAAAACTCAACACTTCAAATTGAGGGAGCAAGCCGTCAAGGCTCTGCTCCCCCAATCCGTTATCAAAATCCAAAAATAGTTTTACCAAGCAGGCTTACCCCCATTTCTATATTGTTTTCTTCTATATCGGTCAGCGCTCGTTTGGTCTACTCGGGCCCCGTCAATATAAGTGTTGTTATCTTTTAAGACCAGTTGTTGCAGTAGCTGAATGTTCTGCTGGAGAGCGTCGATCTGCTGCCCCATCATACTGATTTGCCTTTCTTGATTCTCCACGACCCGAGTCATATCGATATTGACACTTCTATCATTTTCAGGCTGTGCTGCGGATGCTTTTTGGAGTAATAGCAAAGCCTTTGAGATCATCCCTTCTTGCAGTGAAGGCAGTACGCCAAGCTCACGCCCAACCCGCGCCCACAATCCGATATTCCTTTCGCGGTATGCCGGATCTTTCGTAATGGTGGTTTCATCGTATCCTCGTTCGTTGAGGACCGCGAGCTTGGAGCCGCCGCGCCCCGGAGATGTACCGCCCTTTGCATACCCCACATACGGGCCGCCGCGCGCCATTGATTTCAAGCCGGGATGATTTGATATATCTCCATATCGCCCTTTGATGTAATTAATGGCCGCCAGAATGTTGTCCACCGGATTAAGTATGTTGTTATGACCCGGAAATGCGTTAGAGGAAAACGTACTCGGAATGGTCTGCATTAACCCCCTTGACGGGTTTCCTGCTCTTGCATTGGAATCTGTAAGGTTAATGGCATTCGGATTTCCTCCTGACTCTTTCATGGCAATCGTGATTAAGCCGGGAACCCATGAAAACGGGACACCAGCAATGCCGACCGCTTCCGATACCCATTTTTGGACCTGGACAGATCCGGTTGCTCCTTTATAGGCATCTGCAGTAAAAAATCCCACATCCGGCAAGACCCCTTTTAAGAATTGAAGGGCACCGCTTTTTAGCGTTTTGAGAATACCAGTCCCTAACCCGTCTATTCCGGTCCCTGTTTTAAACGGGATCATTCCTTTGAAAATGCTGCTGATTATCTTTTGCGGTCCTTTGATAATCATATCCATAACGTCAGAGGCGACGTCCTTCGTTTTGCCAATGACATTCTTGCCGACAGAGACAGCGCCTTTCACCAGCTTTTTCGACCCCTCAAACGCATTCTTGAAGAAGTTTCCGACCCCATTTGCATAACCGGGAAGTCCTGTGGCAGCTGCTTCTTTCGACTGAGCGTGCGGAAGAACAGACGTGCCGCGCGGAAGATCCCACACTTGCGGGCCGCCCATTCCGACAATGTAAGTGCCGATGCCGGGCGTGTGAGCAAGCTCCCATCCTTCTTCGCCGACTAATGCCCGGCCGCCTGGGTGGAAGTCTGTTCCCTTGGCATAGGATAATCCTGGTGCGATTTGCATTGTGGAAGACTGGCGACTATCGTACCCTGCTGGTTTCCATTCTGGAATTGTAGGCGCATGAACAAATTTTAAAAATGCATTTATCCCATCAGTAATGGCATTTACTTTGGTTGCCAAATCAACTTTGAATAGATCCCATTTCCCGAGCACTTCTCCTGTTTCCCAATCAACCTGATCAATATGCCCTTCTGCTTGCTTCTTCGCTTCCTTTACGACGCCTTTATGAGTTTCCTCTGCTTCATTAATTGTCTTTTTAGCCTGACTCCTTGCGTTTTTAACTGTTTTATCGTGTTCTTTTTGAGAAATTGATCCTTTTACATAACGCTGCTCATCCGCGGCATCAATAACGGCATCACGTTGTTTCTCAGCTGCTTTAATGGTTTTTTCTTTTGCCTTGTTACTGTCTTTTATAACAGCAGCCGCTTGTTTAGCAGAAAGATTAGACGCCTCTTCTTTTAACTTCTTAGATATCTTTATCTGCTCAGCCTTACTTCGCGAGAGCGCAGTTTCCATTTCAGCAAGCATTTCGCCTTGAATTTTAGCTATTTCTTTATTTTCTTTGTCTGTAGTTTCCCGATTTTCACGGGCAGCAGTTCTATAAATTTCATCCACTCTGTCAACATACTTTTGGATTTTCTTTTGTTTTTTCTTGTTATAGGCATCGATTTTGCCAATGATTTTATTTTCTTCTTTGTCAGACATTTCGTTATTAGAAGCATAAAATTCTTTCAGCACTTTAGTTGCATTGTTAGCGCTGGTTTTGTATCCGTTTTTCAAAGAATCTCCCATGTCTTTAAAGCGCTTTGACATGTCATCTGCAATATCGTTCGTGATGGTAGCATTGGTCGCTTTCAGGGTGTTCAGCTTAGCAGTAACCTCTATGTTCATGTCTTCATAGGCGTTTACAGCTTTTGCTGTGGATTTTGATACACCGTCTCCAAATTCAATTGTTGCCGGGAGCACTCGTTTCTTTAAATTGTCGTAATACTTAAACCCGGCATCACCTAAAAGAGTCACCCCCGTAATAAGCGCACCGACTGGTCCGCCTAACAATCCGAGTCCGCCACGTAAAAGACCGACAACGGCAGTGCCTTTTTTGAGTATGTTAAAGAGACCGAAACCGCTTTTAGCAAGTTGCATAAATCCGCCGGCCCCTTTTACGGCATTTAATCCGGTTTTGATAATTCCGGCGCCGAACTTTAACAGCTCAGGAGCAAAAGTAAGAACGAGTCCGGCAATTGTTCCGATTGGACCGCCGAAAAGAGTTAGACCAGTACCGGCCACACGGGAAGCGCCGCCAAGTCCGCGCATCGCTTTCGAGCTTCTATTTGTCGATTGCTCCAGCCGGCCCACTCGCGTCGCTGCCACGGCGTTTGTTTGGTTGAGCCTTTCCATTCGGGTGGCTGCTACCGTTGCCGCAGTGGAAGTTGTCGCAATACCAGCTGCCGCTGTTCGGGATGCAGCACCTGCCGCAACAGCCTCAGTCGTATAAACGCCGAGACTTGCAGATGCCCGATTGACGTTACCGGTTAAATATCCTCCAGCCGTGCGGAGCATATTCCAGCCTGCGGCGATCCTCGGTAAAGCTCCAAGTACCAACAGAAAAGCCCCGCCCAAAAGAGAAAATACCGTAACTGCTCCACCTGTAATAGCGATGGTGCTCGCCACAGAGTGTGGTAAAGAATCAAACCATGTCACTAATGATGTCAGTCCATCAGTAGTAGCCCTGATCATCGGTATAAACTGGTTTCCCATGGTGATGACGGCGTTATTTGCTGCAGATTTCAGATAATCTACAGATCCAGCCAGATTGTCCATCTGCTCGTCAGCTACTTTTTCAGCAATGCCGCCGCTGTTTTCTATTTCCGCTGTAAATTCTTGCAGTTTATCTTTCCCTGCATGCATGAGTGTGATAAAACCTGATAGAGCATTCTGTCCGGCAAGCTGCTTGGCGATTCGGATTTGTTCTGTTTCAGTATAATTTTTTGTCTTTTCTGTGATCTGTCCCATGATGTCGGCCAGCGGGCGCATCTTGCCAGTAGAGTCCGTCACTTTCAGACCTAATTCCTCAATTGCGGAAGCCGCCGGCTTAGGCGGAGCCGCCAAACGGGTCAGCGTTGCTCGAAGGGCTGTTCCGGCCATGTCTGCTTTAATTCCGCTGTTTGCCATAATACCGGTCGCTGCAGCCAACTCTTCCATGCTGACACCTGCTGTTTTAGCAGCCGGAGCCGCGTATTTCATTGTTTGGCCAATCTCTTGCAAAGTGGCATTGGAGTTCGTGAACGTATACGTCATTGCATCAGCTACACGGTTTGTGTCCTCTGCCTTAATATGAAATTCAGTTAAGATGTCAGAAACAATATCAGCCGTAACGCCGAGGTCGGTTTGTCCGGCGGCAGCCGTTGCAAGCAAGCCGGGCATAGCACCGATAATTTGGTTCGTCTTATAGCCGGCCATCGCTAAATACTGCATGCCTTCAGCTACTTGCCCATCCGTGTACTGTGTGACAGCGCCGAGATGCCGGGCTGTTTCTGTTAATGATGCCATTTGATCATCCGTTGCGTTCGCCAATGCGGCGACACGGCTCATATCTTTCTCGAAGCTTGCTGCGGCCTTAACGGTTGCACCGATCCCAAGCGCTCCGGCGGCACCAATCCCCGCTAACGCCTTTCCTGTGGCTGTTGCGGATTTATAAACAGCGTTCAGCTCTTCTGATACATTCTTTGAATCCTTTTTAAAAACAGAAAAAACGCCTGCAGCCCGACTGCTGCTGTCTGACATGGTTTGAAACTCTTTGCCGACTTTATTCAGCTCTTTTCCGAGATTCTCATGGACCGCAATAGCATCATTCAAACGCCGCGCTTGAATCTGTGTCTCTCGATTGTCTTTTCCTTTCTGCCTGACCAGTTCTTCATACCGTTGACGGTGTTCTTGGACTAATCTGCCTTGAATCTTATACTTATTGCTTAAGCCCTCCATCTGTGATTGCAAGAGCTTTGATTGGTTGCCAGCATTTTTATAAATGCTCCCGGCTGCCTTCATTTCTGAATTTGCCAGGCGCATCTGCCTTTTTAAGCCTTCAATACCCCGGTTAAATCCTGTATCATCAAGACCGACCTTAACGACCATATTTCCTATAGGTTGAGCCATATGTATCCACCCCGCTTTCCTGGCAAAGATTCAACAAAAAAAGACAGGCTATAAGCCCGTCTAAAAGAAGACATCTTCAAATTTCACTTCTTCTGGTTTATTGGTTTCTGTCAATATCTCTAAATAGTGATATATGTCCATCTCGTCAATTGCGTTCATACTCCACCCTTGTTGCAGGAGAGTGGCGTAAATTTCATTTATTTGCTCGATTCCGCGCTCGTAGGTGTATTCTTCTCCGTCTGTTCCGGCAAAAAATCCTGATCAGCAGCCTCAATTTCTTTATAGCCGGCAACTTCCGAGAGAATGCGGCTCACTTCTTTCGCCACTTCAAAAGATTCCAGCCCCTCAAATAATTGATCATAAGTAAATTGATTGCGGAATATCCCAACAATAAATTGCAGCTGTTTTTCGAGGATTTTGATGCTTTTCTCCAAATTATCCGCTGTTTTTTCCGCTTCTGCATTTAATCGTAATGCTTCAAGAAGTGTTTTTGTATTGGTCCGGGGTGCAATAAATGTTTTGAATTTCTTTTCATCTTCGAACCATAGTTTAATAGAGATATGTTTTTGAGCCATGTTGACTCCTCCTTTTTATACGAATACAAAGGGAAGGAAGCTCTTAAGCTTCCCTAATCCCTAGGTTAAGCACCTAGATCTGTACTTGTTTTTTGATCGGCAGTGGATGATGTATAGGCACTGCCATACACTTTTTCATAAAACTTATCTAAATCGAAATTAGGAGCATCTTCGTCCGCGATCACTTTATATACATCATCTTGGTCTCTTTCAAGAAATTCAGCTGACAACTTAGAAGTTTGAAAGTCCACTTTTTCTTTTTTTGTATTCCAGTCGTCATCAGGCAGTGTAAACCGACCTTGGACTAAGCCGACATATCGTCTTTTTCCATTAGCTTTCACACCAAAGAAAGTCATAGCAATCCAAGGCGGAGTAACATTCTTCTTAAATAAATACAGTCCATCTGTGGTTTCCTCTATCCCAAACAAATTGACAAGGTGCTCTGGCGGAACATCTCTCATCTCTAAGTCTAATTTCGTTGAACCAGTTGAAACAGCAAGGTCAACTACCTTGTTATCAGCATATTGCTTTTCTGTAGATGAATCAGTTGCCATCTTTGCATTTATTGCATGTGGATAGTCGACAATCTTGCTGGCAACCCACAAGCCGTTTTCTTTTTTTAATGGTGCGTATTGAACGCCTTCTAATCCCACCATTGAGCTGTATTCAGGCATCATAAAACCTCCGATTATAATAAAATGTTTGCCTCAAACCGATAACCTTTTCGGATGAGGCGCTCTGATTGTAAAAATTCATTGATAAGAACTGTCGTTTGAAAATCCAGTTTCCCCATAACATCCAAGATAGCTGCCATAATTGGATCACACGACTGGTTGTGATACACATCAATTTGATACAAAGTGCTATCTTTAATTGGATGCCCGTCTGCCCATTCAGTCGTTCTATACTCTAATTCTTGAACCACAATGTAAGGAGGTTGGCTTTCCAAACCTTCTGGCACAGCCAGTTCATAGATGTTTTCAGGGCCAGTCAGCATCAAAAGCGCCGGATCTTTTTCCAGCGCTTCAAATACTTTATTTTTTAGTTGTGAAGATCTTTCTACTAAATTCACAGTTTAAAGCCTGCCTTTATGACTTTTTCCATTGCATCAAGCATCTTGCCATTCGCCTTTATCATACTCCGGTGAATAAATGGATTGGCAGCCTGATGGAGCGTGCCGAATTCCGGCAAGTGAACACGGAATTTTGTATCTTTTGTAGGACCTACAACTGCGTATATCTCTCCGTCTTCGTCCCGCCTGATACGGCTGCCGACTATAATATCATCGTCAATGTGCGGATGACTTCCGCCAATGGCAGAGCGTGGAGCTTCCTCATTAATTTCCGCAGCCAAAACAGCCCCTCCGGCTTTCACTGCTGCTTTATGAATCTTTTCATCCTTACGGGCCAGATCAGCGAAAGTAGATTCAAGCTCTCTAAACCCTTTCAATTCCAATTCAAAGTTCATCGGCTCACCACATTCGCTTTAATCGTAATGAAATGCCGCCGCGAATAGTTCGGCAAGATAGCATCAATTTCGTATGTTTTTCCCTGAAAAACGATTCGCATATGCTCATTGATATCTTCACGGTGCCGGATTGTAAATTGAACTGTTTTTTCTTTTTGTATGGCCGCTGCAGCATAATATTCCCGGCCCTTTAAGCCCTCCACCTTTGCCCAGCATTCAATAACTGTTTCCCACCTATCATTTCCCTCCATAGGCAGACGGCCGCCGGGCTTCTTTTTTTGGAATTGAATGCGGTAACGCATATCATTCAGCATCTGACGCCCTCCCTGGCAATGTATATTTCAGCTGATTGATTAACGAGGTCAGCACACCGTCTAAATTAGATGTTGTACCAGCTATTTCCCTGTTCTCATACCAATGTGCCACAAAAGCATTTACGCACATGGCGGCCCGGGCTGATTGATTGGGAAAAGCAAGGCCCGTTGCCGAAGTGATGTATTCTTTTGCGGAGGCAATGAACGCGAGAATTAAATCGTCCTCCAGGTCACCATCAACCCGGAGGAATTTTTTCGCTTTTTCTAATTCTATTTTTTCAGCTTCTGTCATCTGGCATCACCTGCCTCTCATTCTGCAGGAGTGGTAGATTTCAGTTCATCAATTTGTTTTTGCATTCCATCAAGCACAGCCTTCACTTCACTGTTCAGATGATCCATCATGACGCTGCCTGTTCCAATGTTATTGCTGCGAACTGATTTGTCAGCAAGCATTTCATGTACAATGCTGCCCTCACCAATAACTGCTGGATCACCTTTTTCGCCTTTAGGACCTTGCTCGCCTGTTTCACCTTTCGGACCAGCAGGACCAGGTTCCCCCTGCGGTCCTTGTTCACCCGGATCTCCCTTCTCGCCTTTGGGCCCCTGGGCGCCCGTATCGCCTTTTGGTCCTTGTTCACCTGGATCACCCTTTAAGCCTTTTACATAGAGAGGATTTTCTTCGCTGTTATCTGCAACCGAAATGTCAGTGATCGGCGTTCCTTTGCCGTTATCCCTTGCTGAAGTTAGCACACCGTTACTTTCGTTTAGAATGTTGTTTAGTTTTGCCATCTTTTAATCAATCCTTTCAGTATTAGTTTCCAAGATCAGCAGATTGTTCAGGTGTTTCCACTTTTGCATCCTCACCAACAACAAGATCAGTTACAATGATTGCAGCTTCTGGATCCACTACTTTTCCGTCGAACCGCTCAATACCGCGGAAATATGTCTGATCCGTAAGAAAGGCATCTCCGCCAACATCTGTAGATTTGATTTCAAATTTTTGACGATCAAACATGAAGTAGCCGCGTTTAAAGTCGCCGAAAAGAATGTGTGTTTTCTGTGTTTTATCATCCGTAAGGACTTCATCATAGATTTCAACCGGACGCCCAAATAGCAAGAAATTATCCTCATTCCTTGGATCCTCCGCTAAAATGCCGCGGCCGTTTTTGTCTTCGATATTTGCTAGGGTTTCAAACGCTTCAGTATTCATCACCCAAACAGCGTTACGTCGATAACCGCGCTTAATTTGGTTTTTCACTTTTCTTAAAAACTTAATCGTAATGAGTGACGGCGCTTTAATAGACTTGAATTTGCCGCTGCTAATGATACCTTCAACGTTTTTCTCTCCGCCGTCTCCATAAAAAATTTCATCATTCTCTGTTACAACGGCTGATTCAGACAGCCAGTCCACGATCTCTTGAACAAAATTCACAAATGAATCATTTAACAACTCACTGGAAACAGGCATGATTCCGGCGAATTTCTTGACGTTATACCAAATTTGATCAAATTCCATATTCTTCAGTTCTTTAATCTGTTCTTTCTCCGCTGTGTTATAAAGTTTTCCGGCAACGCCTTTACGAACCGTATAATTTCCGGATGGCGCAGTTTTCGGAACAACACGGATCAGATTACGAACAGAGTTCAGTTCCTGGATAGATTTCAAAATTTCTTTTGAAATATCATCCGGCACTGTATAGCCGCCGTCTTTATCGCTGCCTGCAGATAATGAACGGTTTTCTTTCAAAACGCGTTCCATCATGTTTCGTTCTTCTGTTTCAAGATCATGGCTGCGGCCGGTTAGCACCTTCAACCACGCTTCCCGGTATTCTTTCGTCGCTGTTAAGATATTACGATCTTCCGTCTCTTTCTTCGGTTCACTTTTGATTTCTGCAGAAAAGTTTCGTTCCTCGCCAATCTCCGGAAGTTCTAAACTGCGACCCTCTGTCATTAATTCAATTTGACTCTGCAGCTCTTTTGCTTCTTCAAGCATGCTGCGAGCTTCTTCAGGCTTTCCATCCTCCAAAAGATTTGAAGCCTCTTGTTTCTTTTGTGTGAATTTTTGTCTTAATTCACGTTCCTTTTTTGTCATTGCTACTGGCATTCGGGTATCCTCCTTAGATTTGAACATAAAAAATAGACCTATAAAGTTAGGTCTAAAAGTTCCAATTCCATTTTTAGTTTTTCTATTGGCGCATCGCGCATTTCTTTAATCTGTTCGACTTTTTCTAGACTGCGTTCACCGATCACAGCCTCCGTATCGTTATAAGCAGGTGTTGTTACAAGTGATATGTCAAAAATACGCTCGATGTTATTGATTCGACGTTCATATACATCTTCTTCATCATTATGACGCCATTCATCCGGCTCATTCTTGTTATAATTCAGTGAAAAGGCGAAGGAACACTGATTAATGACTCCGCTTCTGATATTCTCCATTAAATCTTTAGCATACGTCGTATCTGTGGGGGTAAAACGGAATTTTAGACCAATAGCATCTGTCTCTAATTCAAGCCGCCCAGCATCGCCAGAAACGGTGTTTCTCGCTAACGGATAATCCTGGCGGTGATTAAAAAGCGCTACTACGTTTGAAAGGTCCGTGGAAGCTAATGCATCCCGGCTGATGATTTCTTTAAACCATCCACCTAAACGTTCAGACCATTTTTCAAATTTTAAGGCGTAACCCTCAATAAAATCTCTTTTCTCTTCTCCTTCACCAGCAGAACGCAACTCAATCTTCGTTGTTAGGTGGCGAACTTCCTTGCTCATGTATGTCCTCACCTCCCTTAACGGAACCTGATTTGTTCATTTGATACTCCTCCAATGAATCAAGGAATGTATAGTTAAGCGATACAAGGTGCCTATCACCGTGTTCAATTGCGTTTTTCTCTTCAAAAGCACGAATTTCATTTATATTTAATGCACTGATCCGTTCCATAATTTCATAATACTCCGCCCTAGATTTCGCATCACCGCGCAGCTCGCTGTTTACGTTGAATTTGATATAGAACCCATCTTTAATCTCTTCATCAGTAAAGAGTTTCGTAATAATTTCCTGTTCAAAAGAAACCAGCCACGGCTGCAGCGTGTTTTTTACGTATTCAATCGATTGGTGTTCAATATTATTGAATGTTGCCCGGTCCAGCTCATTGATTTTATGCAATGGAACTTTAAAAATAGATGCGATTTGTGCCTTATTAAATTTCATAGACTCCACAAACTGAGCTTCTTGCAACGGCATAGATATTGATTCATAAGAAAGACCGGCATCTATAATTGCAATGTTCCGCCCGGCATTTACCTTTTCCCATTCATCTCTCGCCCGCTGTTTTGCATCTTCGTCTATTAAAGTCGGAACTTTTAAGATTCCCCGTGGTGTCGCATCATTTTTATATAATTTCGCATTAAATTTTGTGGCAGCCGATTGCGCGCCAATATGCTCCCTTATAACTCCGATAGGACTCTTACCGTTGATCCCGTCTTCTGTCATACCCTTGAAATGCAGGATCTCATCTGCATACAATTCAACACTTTTTGAATTAATGACAGTTTCATACCACAGCATACCTGTGTTTGGGTTTACATAGGCTTGCGTATTGGCGGGGTTTAATGGCAATAGAGCTGTTATAAAGCCATTCCGATCTGTTTTTATATAAGAATAGGCATTCCCCCACGTACAAGCATGAGTCATCATGAGCTTTTTCCAAGTAAAAGCCGTCATGTATTGATTCGGCTTTAGATAAAGCAATTGGGCAACAGGATGATCCATACTGCTTATAATATTTCCTTGCTTTTTTTTGAATGTATGGACGGCAAGCTTCGCAATGTCATCAGACAAAACATTTATACACGAAAAAACATCCGGATGGATGAGTGCCGTTGATTCACTGACACGTTCACCGCTAGCTGTTTTTGAGCCGCCGAACATATCTATAATCCAATCAGGAGGATTTGCGAGGCCCCAAGGCTCTTCATCATTTGATCTCTTAGAAAACAGCCCTTCCAAAAACAATTAATCACCTCCTTTTCTTACTGAGCAGCAGTGCATAAAATATAAAAAAGACACCTGTCAAAACAAGACCGATGTCTGTGTGCAAACGATATGCAGCTGCCAATATAAAAGCAGCACCTATGATAAAAAGAAAATCATTTAAAAAAAGCATCATGGCTGTCAGTATTTTCTTCACTTCTACACCACCTTTAGAAAGAAAATGAAGCTGACTTGATATATGCGTTTAAATCAACCTCATTATTGATTTGAGAAGCCCGTACATACGCATTCACAAGCGCGGCGGCCGGGTCAATCCGTTGGGTTGATTTTGATTTATCCAGCATGATGTTCTCTTGAGCATCCACTTTTGTTACAGTGTTCCCCATTGCCCAAGTTAGAAGATCATTTTTCGGGTGTATGATTTTTTTAGACTTGACCTTTGCTCTGAAGTCTTTGGTCGGCTCTGAGAGAGTTGCCACCCCTTGGCGGATTTCAACCATTACATATCCGTCTGCCTCCATTTGCTGAGCGAACTGAGTAGCGTTATATGGATCGTATCCAATTTCCTTGATGCGCCAGCCATGTTCCTTCTCCATTTTCTTAATATACGCTCTGATATAATCGTAATCGACGACAGCACCATCTGTTGTTGTTAACCAGTTCTTTTTCTCCCATACATCATAAGGGACCTTATCCGTGTTCATCCGCTCATGGAATGTATCCTCCGGCATAAATCCATGACTATCGACAGCAAAACTGCCGTCATCTAACGGGAAGATGAAAGATGCGGCGGTTAAATCAATCGTTTTTGACAAGTCAATGCCGACATAACATTCTCGGTTCTTCAGCTCAGGAAATTCATCCGAACCGCAATCCGCCCAAGCTTGCATATCCATATAACCATTCTCGCGCATATTAACCCAAATGTTCATATTCTTTGTCATGAAATTTCTCATCTTCTCCGGCACAGCAAGCGCTACTTCCAATTCTCCACGCAAATAATTCAGCCCGTGTTCGTTAGCTGCCACAATAGGGTTTGCTTTTATCCAATTGCGCTCATCTTTAATGTCATCGTCTTTATCTAATTCATTAATCATCACAAAATACTTTTCATTTTGCTCAACTTTATTGGGATCCAGTATACGTGAAACGTAATCGTATTCCACACGATAGGCGGGATTATTTAGCTCAAACCCTGCTGTCGTAATAATCATCATTAACGGTTGAGCACGAGCAGCCATACCAGAAGCGAGTACATCGTAAATCTCTGAAGTTTTATGGGCGTGATATTCATCGATGATGCCGCATTGCGGGTTGAACCCGTCCCCCGTTTTACCTGCATCTTTCGAAAGCGCCTCTATTTTTGACTGTGTTTTGGGATGTTCAATCTTACCGTAAGCAATTCGGTATTTCTTCTCCGGCTTATTCAAAAGGTCACTTTGCATAATCTGTGCTTTAATTTCGTTCCAACAGATTTTCGCCTGTTCCGTTTTTGTTGCACCTATGTAAACCTCGGACATGTATTCGTCGTTAGCCATTGCCTCATAGGATCCAACACATGCCAGGCTTTGTGTTTTTGTGTTTTTACGGCCAACCTGCCAATACACTTTTTTAAAGCGTCGATAGCCGTTATCCTTATGCACCCACCCGTACACATTGCCGAAAATAAATATTTGAATAGGCTCCGGCACAATATTTTCACCTTGCAACGGCCCTTTCGTATGCTTGAATTGTGTCATCCAGTAAAGAAAGCGACGCGCTTTCTCATCATCAAAGACGTACGGAAACTCTCTGGTACCTTCCCGGCTGATATCATTTAAAAAACGCTGACAAGCCCATACATGTTTTTCACATGCGACAATCTCACCCGATATAACGTCGCGTGAGTAATCAATAAGAAATTGTTTTATTGTCTTCATACATTACCAAACTCCTTTTCTGCAGCCGTCTTTTCTCGCTCCTCCTGTGTTCGGGTAATCGCGAGTTTTGCTCGGGCAGATGGCGTAAGGCCGAAATCATTCGCAGCTGATTTCATTTGATCATAGTAATTCTTTTGCCGCTTCAATAACGGATGCTCTTCACCAATCAACTGAATAGGATTTCCATCCTCATCCTGTCCCTCGGTATGCACCATAATCCCATCTTTTTCAATGATTTCTGAAATGGAAATATACTGAGAGTATGCATTACAATAGGCGGCCAACATGCTGATATCTGCTTCAGTAATAATCTCCACCTCAGATAACAAAGCAGCAACCCTTTTAAATTCTTTTTTCGCAATTTTATTTAACCAAGGTGGCGCTTTAATATTGTCGGAGCGCATTTTTATCTTTTTTTCGTGCTCAGCACGGGCAGCCAGCTCATCCGTATTCTTTTTGTTGGGATTACCTTGGATTAATTGAAGTGTTGCAGATTTAGCAGGTCTCGGCATGTTTTCACCTCATTTCTTTTCAAAAAAGTACGTTTTTTGCTTGTTTTTTTCATAAATCGTGATACGATGAAATCAATCATAAAACCAGTCGTATCAAGCCCTCTCGGCAAATTCGCCGAGGGGGCTTTCTGCTGTTTTCGGAACTTTGAAAAGCGGTGTTTGTTTACAGAAGGGGGATCGCCGTTCTCCGTTCGTTTCCCTTCGAGAGATTTGTTAGGGGGGTGGTCACTTGACTTTACTGCCATGAGCCTTGTTATGACAGGCATTACACAAGCTTTCAAGGTTCTTTATATCCAATCGTTTCGACCAATCTTGCTTTACTTCCACTATATGATGCACCATGTCAGCCGGAGTGAAGCAATGCGCTTTCAAACAATGCTGACAGAGATAATTGTCTCGCATCAAAGCAAGTTGTCTTGTTCGTTTCCATTCAGTTGATTTATAAAAACTTGTTATTGTTTTGTTTCTTGAATGTTTGTTGTAATGTTTTGTTTCTTCTTGTTGTTGTGTCTTGTGTGCATCACAGTACTTATCCCGAGTAAGGGCACGGCAACCACGGGCGGCACATTCCTTTAGGGGCTTGGGCGGCATGAACTTACATCCTTATTCCTTTGTTTCGGTGTGAATGCCAAAAAGAATTAAAGTTCATATACATTGATTCCCTCAATATCCTTTCATTCTGTCCCGCCATATTTATGCCCTTACATGTCTGCATCTCTTTTTCTATGCTCTCTCCATACTGTGCTATGAATCCCATCATGCAACCTCCTTACATTCCCTCTAAACCGACACCGTACTCAAGCCGTTAGCCGCCAATTGTCTCCTTGAGATTTACCGGAATCAGTTTACAGGGAATATAAAAAGCACCCCGAAGGATGCTTAAACAAAATTTACTCTTATCTCATTTCTTCATCTTCTGATTCAAATATCAATACTGTCGATTCTGTAGTACCTTCATATACTTGCGGTATTGCACATACAAGTCTGAATCCATCTTCACCTTGTAAATTCAAGTGCTCTTCAAGTTCAAGTAGAGGGGTTTTATCACTTAGCGTGCCATTAATTTTGTGAACGCAGTAATCATAAATTTTTTTAGTTTCCATAGCTTTCTCACCTCCCACCTTATTATCGGTTAAGGAGTAGGCGATAGGAACCATTCGCAAAATTTGTCGAACGAAAGCCCTTTATAAATAGGTGGCAACCGTAAGACGAAAAAGCATCATTTTATTATAGTTGCAATTAACGTTTCTTTTTATAAGCCGTAATATCTTTTCTTAAGAAAAGACGATCTCTATTCGTTGTTTTGATTGGTTTCAATGTCCCATGATCAACTAGCTGTTTAAGGTTTTGACGAGTGCACCCGATAATTTCAATCGCTTCCGAGGTGGTTATGACTTCTTTATCAAGGAACTCTCTCAATTCTTCGACATCACTAAATACAAACTTATCCATCCTTTGAATTCCTCCATTTCATAACTAAGTTTATAATCGTCAGCGTGAGCCAGATAACTGCCAGCACTATCGATATTATGTCCAGTACAGTCAGGTTGTTAAAGTCCATACGAGAAAATTGTAAGCAGAACAAGACGAAAAATAACAGTGTTGTTGAGTCTAATATTTTTTTCATTATCTCCGAGCATGGAATTTTAATGGTTTTGTTTAAGACCCATTAAGATGTTATAATACAAGGAGGGGAAGTAATTCCCCTCGTGGGTTTATTTGCGACGTTTCTTCTTGGCGGGAGAACGTCGTTTTTTGTTTTTATCACCCTTTAGGTCTTTGATGTTCTTGATCAGTGTCGTAATCCCAACGAGAATTCCGACTAACCAAGCTGTATCCCTAAGGATGAATTCAACGATTTCCATGCTCGTTAACACCTCCTTTCGATACTTTAATTATAACACTTATATTTACCACCGTCAATATAAAAACCAAATTCAAAACAAAAAAACCCCGTATGAAAGGGGTTTTTATAAAGGACTAAGTCCTATTGCCTGCTGTTTCGAGGAGGATTGTTAAAATTTTTCACTATTAGGTCGGTAATTAATTTCACTGAATAGAAAGAACCTAATGTCATCAACCAAATAAATATAAACCATACTCCATCAATTACAGCTTTAAGAATGTTATTACAAATCTCAGGTAAGCTATTTACAATAATTGAACAGATAACCACAATTAGAGCATAGTATATTTGAGTTCTTAAATTTGTATATATCTTTTTCTGTAGGTAAGGGTTGTATTCAGTAAGCCTTGAAAAGACTGAGCTTCCCTGCAAAGAAATTAATAAGCTAAGAAAAACACCCATAACCCCAATAACAATAGATGCAAAAGTAATAATATTTGAACCATTACTTTTTAGATTCACTACCCAGTTTAGATAACTAAGTACCCCAGTTAAAATACCCAATATAATACAAATCACAATGTTATATTTAACCCAAATATCCTCTAATTTATGCAACAAATTAGTTAACCTGGTCCGCTGCTCACTCATAAATAAATCACCTCGTTATCTTCTCAAGACACGTCTAACATCACCACGCCTTCTATCATAAGTTTCGATAAAGGATTGGTATAAATATTCGTGGGCTACCGTTTGCCTTGGACGTACTTCTATACTTATACGATCTGACAATCTTGGCTCAACTAAATTTACTGTCTCAACTTCTGCTTCTTCATTTTGTAGTGCTGTAAGCTCAATTGTCGGCCGATTTCGCTCGCCAGTCTGTTCAAAAGCTCTTAAAGTTCTTCTAATAACATCTTCATCAAGAGATGCCGTTTTTTCACTCCTACCCAAAGAAATAGTTAACTCAGCTGTCACGCCAGCACTCTCTCCTAATAAACGACGTGTTTCGCTCAGTAAACTATTCTCATTCAAACCAGCATCCAACATAACATCTGCACACTTAATTCTAATCTTTTTATAAAAATCTGCCTCCATTAATCTTCTGACTTTCGAGCCATCAATAACTGGAACAAGTTTGACAATCAAAGGAGTATCTTCAGTATTCCCTAGTGTATCTAAATATCTGAATCTTAATTGAGTTAGTACATTTTCTGTCTGGGCAATTGTTAGTCCATATAAATTAGACTGAACTATAGCAGCATTTAATTCATTATCGTAAATAAAACTAATGAATTCTCCAATATACTCATCCTGCTCAAGCAAAATATTTTCTTTTATCTCCCCAAACCTCTTTTTTGAGGGTATGTTATTTTCTCTCAATTTTGATAGTTGAAAACTGTAGATATTTCTTCTTTCATCAAAAGTGTAAGTATCTTTTTCAATTTCAGCGTACTCATCACCCACTGGAACTGTAGTTCTAAAAGTTTCCGAATTAACCATCAGGTAATCCAAAAAGGGTTGCATATTCCATAAATCAGCAGCGTGATTTATTACCCCATCTTCTGGATTTAATTCAGCTCTAACTGCTAGGTCAGCTGGAACTAATTGTACTTCAAAATAATTAAAACGAACATACTTTCTTGCCATAATTTATCTCCCCTTTCGATATAATTATAACATCGACAGGAATTAAATAACTTTTAATGAAACTTATGCTAAACACAAAATACTTTTTTCTGCTCGATTTTTCATTTTTAGACGGGAACGTTCGATGTTCTTCTGCACGGTTCCTTTTTTAATCCCCAATAACTGCGCTATCTCTTCGAATGACATGTTTTGCACAGCATGCATCATGAATATGTCTTTTTCTCTTTCTGTGAGCACGGAAAGGGCGTCAGAGATTCTTTCCTTATCCCAATCACTTACCTCTCCCTCAGCTTCTTGAACGATTGCATATTCTTCCGGCAGCGCATCAATTAAGCGCGGATCAGCAAGAATCGTCCTTTGATATGCATCTCTTCTGTCAGCACCTCGGCGGGCGCCGGGCTGTCTTCCGTTCTGCAGCCATTCGAGAGTGAATTCAATATCGCTGATCATGCTACTGATTATCTTCTTATCGTTCTTTTGTTCAGCCGTCATTTCAACTTCCGGTGTTTCCGTTAATGACCGGTATATCTTTCTTGCTTCTTTTAACGATCTTTTATATTCAATGATTAAATCTTGCACTTTTCATCATTCCTTTGCCTCAAAATGAATATGTATCGTTCCAATTATTATTTTTTTGTTCAGCAATATACTGGCGTCTAGATACCTCTGAAACTCTTAAGTTGAAGGTTTTGACCAAGAAGGTTTTCAACTCGTTATAGAGCTCTTCTCTGCCGCAAAAGATATTTACAAGCTTTCCGTGCTTATAAGCGAATCCGTATTTCATCCTAAAACTCCCCTTATTCTTTCTGTTTTAAATGGTCCGTTCTTGCCTCGTCCGAATATTTGCTTTTTTGGGCCTTCATCGTCGCTAAAAGTCGTCCAGAACAACTCCTATGCGTTTTTTATTAGGCTTTTTCATTCCTGTTTCATGTCGTTCCCCTGGACAAATAAAAAACGGACACCAATCAGAGCACAGTAATTTGTGCAATGATCAGTGTCCGCAGGCTTTCCGTCTTGGACTATAAATTTTTTTTTTACTTTTTTAAAGTCTTACTATAACCAAATTTAATCATAAAGCTTATTAGGACTATAACTACTATGGCAATCGAAATATCTTTAATCATTGACAGGTTATTCTGAAAAAAACCAGATAACTTTGGATATTTCATTATTGTCATATAACTAATTAGACAAGCTATATAAATCAATGAAGTAGTAGTCATGTTTCTTTTTATTTTATCCATTTCTTTAATTTGCTTTATTCCTTTATCAAATGTAATTATGCCTTTGTCAGTTATAATTGGCTTAAACTCCAATTCTTCATCTTGTTTTGTTTTAATATCCCTCTTAAGATCTAATAAGTTGTTAGATATTTCGATTTTCTGATCTATAGAAAGAAAATTAGTTTCGGAAATATCTTTAATAAGAAGATCTAAAATATCATCAATGCTATACAAACTATGTTGTTTAACTTTATTTGATTTAGCATTGGCAGCGGATAGTGACTCCAAAAGAGGTAAAGAAGGATTTTCTCCCTCTGATATAAAATCTTTCAAAGTATTAATTATTTGATTATTAGCTCTGTTAACTCTTTTAATATAATCTTTTCTTCCAAAAAACTTTGTTAGGGAATTTACAATAAAAGTACTTACTATTGCAGTTATTAAACTAACAATCCAGGGATTCGTTATCCAATCCATTTTCAACAACCTTTTTAAAATAAATCATACTATATTATGAAAAAATTTCATAATATTTTCGTTTGTTCATTCAGAAAAGAAACCATCCATCCCCTTTACTTTTGGGTCACTTTGACGGATGTTATTTTTACAAATCACTGATATATTTTGCTTTTCATCCTTTCATCCCTCTATCCCCGGCAGGACAGAGATTATAAAGAACACAACCACAACTACCGTGCATATCAACCGACTATTCATTTTATCCCGTTTTGCAATAATTGTTTCATCACCAATCATCTTTAAATCATCTGAACGCGCTACAAGGACCGGTATATATTGTTTGGGAACTTTCAAATATTCTGCTGCCTGTTCGACGGTCATCGCTTCATCTTTCGTTGCTTTGACGACACGTTGTAATTTGACTTGTAATGGCATCAATTCAAAAACCCCTTTGCTGAATAATTACATTCGTTTTATTTCACCTTGAACCCTATTTCGTGATCGACTCGTGCAAAGCTGCCTTTTGAGGTTTGGATGATGGTCTTTCCGTGCTCTGGGACATCCAATACATGCGCTGTTCCTTCAGTACCATCTAAAACGATGATACGGATTTTCCCAGGCTCCATACTTTGCTGAATACTTCCTTCATGATTTTTAATTTCTTTGGGGTTGTACACCTAGACTCCTCCTGTGCTATGATAGAAGTACCAATTCGAATCATAAGCACTGAGGCATAAGCTTCGGTGTTTTTTTATATCCTTAGTACGGATTTTCCCAGCCGCTCATTGTGAACGCCGGAGACGGCTTTAGTTCCTCTCGGTATATGATCGGATGTTTTTCGACATATGCTGCCAGTTCTTCCGGCGTCATCTTCCATTCCTTTACCGGTCCTGGTACGTAAGGATTGTTGTTGTTTTCTTGCATGTTGTTAACCTCCTGATTATTTGATTTAGGATCCATAGAAAAGCTACCTGTCATGACTCAATCTCAGTTATAATGACTTCCACCCGCGGCTCTTCACTGTAAAACTTACTGACCTTCAAATCGACTACCTGACTATCATCCTTGTATATCAGATGATTTAAAGCGTCTTTGACACCTTTTACATAGTTATCGACGTCCGGCTTTGTTACAGGGCGTAAAAGTCCTTTTTCAGCGTTCTCCTTTTTCCTCTTGGATCCGGATACAGCTTTCGGCATCGGTCTGAATACTCTGACTTCCATTGCGACAGGACCAACAATAACCTGCTTCGGTCGATGCTGAGACGCAACCAGTGCCACATACTGCTTAAAATTTTTTGACTTTACAGGATCGCACATTCTAACCTTTCCGTTTTGAATGGATCCCCGCGGCCGTCCTTGTGCGATCGGCTCTCCATAAACAATAAACTGAATAGAACTCAACAGCCTTTTACCTCCCGTCAATCTGTTCCCAATGCTCGATCTGCTTTTCCTTGTAAGGTGCAGTCAGTAATATGACTGGCAGCGCAGCAACTGCTTTAAGCACTTCTCACCAGCTCCATTTGCCTTATTTTCTCCTCCAGGATCCTAATCGCCGGTGTGAGATCCTGTCCGCCTGTCTGTTCAGCCGGGCCGAACATATAAATCCCTCCGGATCCTTGAACGTTCGTTTTTAAGCTCATTCCCATTCTCCTAACCTATGATTTAATTGCATTCGGTCTCCCTTGATGGTTACCGTATAATTACGGCACATCTGATGTATCCGAGATCCGAGCGCTTCGTCTATATCTAATAATGCTGCTGTATCTAATTCTGATGAAATCAGCAGGGGTTTGTGGTTCAGGTAGCGATAATTAACGACCGATTGGATCTGCTCAACCTGCCAATCTGTGGCCCGCGGTTCTCCCTTTACTGGTTTAAATAAATCGTCGATGAATAGAACGTCCGCTTTTCTCATTGCATCAAGCTTGGACTCTAGTTGATCAAAGTTGTCTCTTAAATTCCCCATCCCTTCGACGTAAGGGAAATACATGCAGTAAACAGATTTTTTCTTAATAAGGTTGTTCATGATTGCCGTTAATAGGTGCGTTTTTCCGCTGCCAGGCTGCCCAAGGAGGGCGATGCTGTTCGAACGTTCTCCTTTAACTTTTTGAAAATCCTTAAAGTATTCCATAGCGCACTCATATGCGTCTTTAATCATGTCAGGCTTGCCATCTGTAATGAAATTACCGAATAAGAGCATTTCAAATTCCTCGGTAATACCGCTGGCTTCCATAAGCCGGGCGATCTTTTTCCGTTTCACACACTTACATTGCTTAGAGTACGTGGTTTTCCACTCCCGGGCCTTATCCGGTAAGCACACTTTTCCTGCAAGGTAATCCTCTTCCCTCACCATTTGATCAGCGTTAAGACTCTCCATTGTTTTTTGTTCTTTTCTCAGCTGCCGTTCAGTATCTTGGTGAACCCGATATACAATGATTCCTTTGTCCTTGCAGTCAAGGCAATCATATTCAGCCTTTTCTTCTGAGGCGGCCTGTTCCGCTGAAAATTGGGCTGACCTGTCCCGTAGTTTTTTGAGAATGCCCGCCATTGCCATGTCCGTACTTTGTGTTTTGTGAGCTATCATGCTGTTTTTTCTCCTTTCTCTTCTGCGTAAACGGATTTGATAGAACTGCTTCAATGTAATTTAAACCAACCTTGCTGCCCTTGTTCCTGAAAGCCTGTTTCATAGCCTCCATGACCTTCTCCTCGCCGTAATCTTCAACCATATAGCCAATTCGCTGAGCTTCAATTGGTCCGATAGTACGGGCGACTTTGTTCTCGAATAATTCAAAGACATTTTTCACTTTTTCATCAACTTCCTTTCTTTCTTCCGACACTTGGACAAGGTCCTTCTTCTTGTTGTAATTGCCAAGCTGTATGTAATCCGCGTAATTCAGAACTGTAACAATAAAGCCGCGTTTTTGCGGCAGCCTGTCCAGTTTTAAATACTCCTGCTTGACCATTCTGTCTAACGAGTATTTGATCTGATCGGATGACCAATTAAAACGCTTTGCTAATTCCACAAGCTTAATGATTGTCTGACCGAGCTCTAAATCCTGATCCGTTCTATACTCTGCCCGTTTGAATAAATGATCGTATATTGTCTCATCCCGTGAATCTTTAAATGGCAGGCGGGGTAAAATGACATATCCTAGTCCTTGCGTATCCATATCGCTCACCTACTTCCTTTTACACACTGCTGTTAGAGCCTTAAAATCAATATCTGTTAATTCTAAAGATGGTTCATTCGTCTTCAGATAGTCCGTTACATACCGTGTATATAAGCCCTTCCTCATATCACGCCTTACTGTCTTAACCAGCCAGTAATAACAATGCGGAATCGGAACCTTAATTAAATCCTTTTCCATCAGCTGATCAGCTCCGAGAAATGAATGATACTGTTTAACTGATTTGTTGCACGGCAATATTTGCATCTCTCACACCGCTCCGGCTTTTCGCCGCCGTGTTTCACTTGCAGGATACGACCCATACGCTGCTCAATCTCTTCAAGCTCTACTTCCATTCGGCCCTTATCGATATTGATGACTGCTTTATCCGGCGGATCCTCTTTAGATACCCCCACGATAAGAGGCTCAAGCCACTCGTTACGCCCAGTCATACGCTTTTCCATTTCTGCGTAGAGCGCCATCTGTCCGATGTATCCGTATGCTTCGACAAACGAGCAATAGCCTATTTCCGGATTCCACACCTTTTCTCGAAGTGAACGGGTTGTTTTCAGATCTGCAAAACGGCTGCCGGCCGGGTTGTATACGTCCAGCTTGCCTTTCCATGGAACACCGAAAAGTTCAGCCGTTACGATAACTTCCTTTGCTCCTTGCAGAACGAACATACAGAGTTCGTCATGTTGAATCGCCTCAATCATCAGATCAGCTAACTGATATTGCTTGTACAGTTGGCCTTTTTGTGTAAAAAGTGATGGCGTGTTTCTCTTGAATTCATCAAATACCTGTTTCCCTTCAAGCCAGGCATGAACATATTGACCGAAGAGGAGAGCTTCTGAACCCGGCGGCACCCATTCACCGTTAATCTTGGCCATTGTTGCCGCCTCGCATTGCAGAAAGCTCTTATATTGAGAATTTGACATGTAATATCTATCAATCTCGTTAGAATAGTAATTCTCCTTGTTTAGCGCCGGAATCGTCCTCATCAGCAGGATCACCAGCCTTTTTCTTTTTTTCATCTGCCTTCCCAACTTGCTCTTTTTGCTTTTTAAATTCTTCTTCAGCCTTTGACTTAGTCGCGCCTGTGGCCTTGATATTGAAGTAATCCTCTTTCTTTGCCATCCCATCACGAAGGGACGTGTAAATGCGTCCAATTTTCAAGAAATCTTGTTCAGTGAAAGCATCGATCGAATTGCCGATGTATTCCTGGATCATTTCTTTTGTAACGCCAAACTCTTTTTTGAAAAGAGATAAAGCGTTTCTGAGACGATCCTCCAAAGGTTCTTTATGACCGCTGATTAACGTTTGCTGACACATATCAACCGCAGCATCTACGATATCGCCTGGAATTACTCCAAGTATGCAGGCACGCAACCGCCGCGCGCCTTGATTAGCAACCATTTCATAAATATCCCTTGGATCATCAAGCTTTGTAATAGCACCGCGCGCTTTCCGTTCATGCTTAACCGTGAAAATCTTGGTTTGACGGGTATTCGTTTCGAGGTCCCAGGCATAAGCCATGACAGACGATTCTCCTGCCTTCTGTTCCAATTCCATAATCCCGTAATCAATGTTCCCCCAGTTCTGCGCCAACGCTTCAGCAAGACGTATAGAAGGACCAGATACTTTTGAGCCGCCTCGGGGATATTCGTACACCGCGTTCTCGGCCAACAGCCTCCGTTCACATGCTTTCTTAATCCGATCGAACGCCGCGTATACATCCCGCGGGAATTTCTTAGCAATGACCATAGCAGCCTGTACCTCTTGAGCTTGGCGACTGACCATAGCTTCGGTAGTCACGTTGGTTGCCTGTTGAGGTGCGGGCATATAATCTGAGTAATCTACCTGAGACAATCCATTCATTTTGCTGCCACCTCTCTCAAATAAGCTTCTGTGCCGCGCCTCTGCCATTCTCGGTATGCGTCCATTGATGGAAAACTGAATACAGGACGGCCATACTTGTCAAATGTAATTGAACCGCCAACCTGACTTAAACGTGCCTGGTCGTCCGCCCGATCGCTGAATGACACTGTAATTGATTTTGCCATTTATAAAACCTCCATTGTTTTCTATGAGGCGTTTTGATATAATTAGGTTCCAATCAATAATCAAAACGCCTTACGAAGTCCACTTTGCCGAGTGGGCTTTTTTATTGCGCTGTTTGAAATTCAAAACCAAGCTGCTCCTTTAAGTACCGTTCAAGATTATCCCTCAAAATTACCTCGCCGCTGTCGATTACATAATCATCTGTTGGCATTATGATGTCCCCAAAAAAATCCTTTTTTATTTCAGGTTCTGACGTTTTATCGTGCCAGTTGTTCAAAACCATTGGATTTTCAATGTTCATTGCGAGCACCTGCTTATTACAGTTAAATTAATACCTCGCTGCTGCATTTTCATAGCTACATCGTACAAACGGCCTTTGTTTGCTAACCGGTTAATATCCTCCGTCAAAACTTTTATGCTTCCGGCTAAGCTAATGGCTTCCTCGTAATCACCATCACGCAGGGCCTCACTTAGCATAATCGCCAATTCTTCTGCTGAATCCACTTTCCGTTTAGCAGCTTCTAAATCTGATTTAAGAAATTGATTGTTGTTCATATCGTAATTGCCTGCCTCTCCTCATGTTTTGCCATTGCTACTTGATCAACTAGCGCTTTTCTTGTCCACCTATCCGCTAGTTCTTGTATCTTTAAACCGTGTCCGCGGGCTAGTGAATAGATGAGTGTCTTATTTGCCGGAATAAGATCGAAAATCTGTTTAATATCACCCATTGGCAGTTCACCTGCCCTCCTACCCGGCCTGTCACTTGCCAGCCAACGGGCTAGGTGTTTTGTTGCTTCCAACGCCTCTTCCAACTGATGGACCATATTGATTACCGCGGCACTTGCACTTTCATTTAATGCAGGATCAATGGGGGCAGCCGCTGTGGGTGCAGACGGAAAAGATAATGCACGAGATCAATATGTTCATAGGCTTCACATACTTCAAACCACTTAATGCATAGTTCAGGAGTGAGTTTGCTAAAGCCATTTTCCACATCAGAAACATATCGTTGATCCTTTCCCCCAATTAAATTACCGATTTGGTACTGTGCAAGGCCCGCCGATTTTCGGACACCACGCATAATCTGCGGTAAATTTCGCAAATTGTATGGGTTGTTCTCCATATGTTTGCCTCCTGATATATTCAGTTTTTTACTGATAAAATTTAAGTAATGAAAACACTAACTCGCCTGTTGCTTTTTCAACTTGTTAATGATGTAGGCTTGTCCCTTTGGTGTAATCTTCATTGTGAGCCACGTTTTTGACTTTCCGCTTACTTCTCGAACTCCCTGTGCTACTTCAAAGTAACCGCGGTTCACATATTCTTGATAAGGTTCATTTTTGTTGGAAAAGATCATCTTCCAATCTCGTAATTTCTGAAACAACTGCCTCTCACCAATAACAATGCCTTGTTTTGATGCAAGTTTTGCAACCTCTCTGACAAGCAGGGATTTTTCAGACGCCATACACGATTCAGCAAAACTGACCAACGGCTCCTGAATCCTCAATGTTTGTTCAAGCTGTTGCCGTTCTTCCTGTTCGGTGATCCATCGCTTTGCTCGGCTGACTGGATCATCAATCATATAAGACGGCTGCTTTAGTTTCTGAAGCTCATTTTCCATTCGGTTAAACTCCGAAATATACTTTTCCTTGAACAGCGCTGCCTTTGCACCTGTGTAACCAAAAACTAAGAATGTAAGACCGTCACGCTTGATGAGATATTTTTTATAAGTGCGATTCCTATTGTCCTTATATTCAACCTCCCCAAAATTGTGGAGATTAAATTCTTTACTAGAATCAAGGTTTTTAATATCACGTAAAACATGATCATGACGCTTTCCGAATACCTCAGCAACAGTCAGGCTATCGGTTACAACTTGATCGCCTTCAATAAAAACAAGTTGATTCATGCGGTTGCCCCCTTACGGAAATACTGGGTATTTTCCTCCACCCAACGGGTATTTCTTTCAATCCATTTAAAAAGCAGCTGGGTTGGAATTTTCTTGCCGAACTCATCATTTACCGGGAAATCAGGTCGCGACATGAGTTCAGACATTTTTGTTTGACCGCATCTGAGTACTTTCATCGCTTCTTCTCTGGTTAAGATGTGAGGAAGCTCATTCAACGCTCCCAGCCGCTCGACTAACATATCTGTTGCCCTATCAGCAATTTTTGCTGCAATTTGATCAATGAAGTTATCGTCGTATTGCATGGTAAACATATTTGGTACCTCCTATGCTGTGTTTGATTTTTGTTTCGAATCGACGACATTTTCTTCAAAAAAAAGCGTCCAATCGACATCAAAGTTGTTAGCAATTCTCTTTGCTAGTTTTACTGAAGGATTTCTCTTTCCTAATTCAATGTTCGCGTAAGCACCTCTAGAGATACCAATTTCCTCAGCTGTTTCCTGTTGGCTTTTGTCTCCACGGATGTCTATCAACCATTTCCTCAATAGATTCACCCCCCTATTTGCGTCGAAACGAATCATTTGTTTTTATGATATCGTCCATTAGAAACAATGTCAATAACTTTTTCGTCGTTTTGACACAAAACTTTATTTGTTTCATTTCGACACGTTATAATGTTTAATGAATGAGGTGAAATTATGTTTAAAGACCGGTTAATTCAACTCCGTAAAGGCAAGAAGTTAACACAAGAACAAATGGCTGAAAAGGTTGGCGTTCACAGGGGCACATATGCTAATTATGAAAGAGGCCATAGACAGCCAGACTATGAAACATTAGTTAAAATAGCTGATTTCTTTGAAGTCTCTACAGATTACTTGCTGAGAGGTCAAGAGTACTACCAAGATAAAGCTAAAGAACTCCGTAAGCAGAATGATGTTCGTTTTGATAATGTCGAAGGACAGGAACTGATGACGGAGGATGAAAAAGATAAATATCTTGCAGATGCTCTAAGGCGACTTGATGGAATTGAAAAAATGATTGCAGAGAATTTCAAAAACAAAAAAGAGGAAAAGTAATTATTCTTTATTGTTTATTAAGTTATTTCTGTTATTTCTGTTTACTAATAAGATCGGAACTTGAACCGGAATACAAATGAACCCGATCCGAAAGGATAATTTCACCATGTTCCTAATCCCTTATGGTTCAAGGGTTTTCAATCTTATTCTCATCTGAAACTGATCCGGACTTGAACGGAATCTCATCAGTAAAAATCGAGTCGTTGAGAAAAGTCCTGTTTTTAAATTTTGATTAGCCCTTTTAGGGCTTTTCTTTAAACAAAACACCAGAACATAAGTTCTTTTCCAGAATACATTAACTCTCCTCCCCCTACTCATTAATTTCATTTGTATTTAAAACAACTCCTATACTTAATCTAAGAGGTGAAAGAATGTATACCAAAGAATTAATCAAGGGTAAAAAATGGTTAGCAGTTGGAGAAGGCCCTCGTGACCCAGTCACCGGCAAACGAAAGCAAATTCCGCGGCGGGGCAAAACAAAAAAAGAAGCCGAGCAAAGAGTCCGTGATGCAATTGCAGCTTTAAATGAAGATGGCATCGATGAATCAAGAGTGAAAAAGATAACTTTTGATCAAGTCGCAGCCGAATGGTTGGAAGAGTATATGTTAACAGGGAAGAAAAAGAACACTGTCCGAATCAGACGAGAAGAGATAAAAATATTAAATGCCTACATTGCCAAATCCATCATCAATAAAATAACCTTGAGACAGTATCAAAAAATACTTAACAAACTAGCAGAACAAGGGTATTCACGAAGCACTATGAATGGAGTACATACGACAGCAGGCATGATATTTAAGTATGCTGTTAAAGTAAAGTTTCTTAAAAGCAATCCTATTGCAGATGCTCTAGTGCCTAAAAAAAGAATAACCGTTGAAGAAATTGAAAATAACAACATAGCTGAAAAATACCTCGAAAAATCGGAGATCGAGGAATTTCTTTTAGCAGTTAAAAATCACGGTCTACACATGGATCTGGAACGATTTTATTTACTTGCTTTTTCAGGTATGCGATCCGGGGAGTTATGTGCCCTCAAATGGTCTGACATCAATTTCGAAACAAAAGAACTCCGGATAACTAAAACCATTTATTCAGAAAGTAATAACATGAGAGAGTATGAATTAACTCCGCCCAAAACACCTGGATCAATTCGAACAATTGCTATAGACGATCAAATTATAGCCATGCTGAAAGCATATAAAACGAAAGTGAAAAAGATGCATTTGCAATCACAAACAAAATTATCTGAGTACCATAATGAAAACTTTATTTTCGCAAGAGCAAACGGGTACCCTTACCTGCCAAAAAGCATCATATATCGGATGGAAAGAATTCTAAAAAAAACATCCATAAAAAAACATGCGACTCCTCATATATTCAGACACTCACATATCAGTATGTTAGCTGAAGCAGGTGTCGATATTGCGACTGTGATGAAAAGAGTCGGCCACGATGATGTGAAAACAACAATGAAAATCTATACCCACGTTACAAATAAAATGAAAGAGAATGCCTCACAAAAAGTTCAGCAAACTTTCGGAAGCATCCTCGATCTCGGGATTTCATAA